TGGTTATTCTTTCAAAATAGTTATCTTTGATTATCTGTTCTGTTCTACTAAGTTCATATTCTCCAGTATATCCATTTTCCCCTTCCACACAAATTTCCCCTGCTTCTATATTGATAGCCGTTGCGTGTTGCCCCTCTGCTTTTATTGAAAGTGCGTTATATTGTGTATAATTATTAGGGTCTCGCCCTAAAAGGCGAAGCATATTATTTTGGTTTCCGTTTAATACACTATCGCCGTTATTTATTAGCACAAAACTCTCTCGTTGTGAGCTTGTACTAAAATTAAACGACTTAAAACTTCCCGACGACTTTAATTCTAAAAAGTCGTAAGGGTCGGCTATACCTTGTCCCGATAATGTATTGCCGTCTATTTTAAATCGTGCGATTTTACCGCCTGCTATTTCCATATCCGAGCCATAGACTTTCCCGTTATCCAGCACCCTAAACGGGGCGTTATGTTTGTTCGCATAATTAGCCCCAGCCCCAAAACGCACACTCATTCCCCCTGCATCTGTAACCCCCGAAATAAAAGCATTTTGATTGGCTTGGCTACTACCCACCGACATCAAGTTAGCCATCATCAAACCGCCTTGGATACTTGCGAAGTTGTCCGTTTTACCCTTTACATCGGAGAGCGAGGTTTGCATATTAGCAATGCCCTGCTGGATATTCGCAAATTGTGCATCCAAGTCCTCTGGTGCGGGTGTCCAGTCGGTAGGCTTATTGCCTTTTTCCAACTTCCAGTTTCGATGATATATTTTCGCACTTGACGGTACGCTTCCGTCGTCATTCCAAATAGCGTAAATTCCCATAAATCGGCTATTGTTGTAAGGTTTATTATGTATTTTCGTCCAAACATTCGCAGGACAGAATATTTTACTATTCTCCCAAAGACCTATCCACATATCGTGCGTAGGCTTAACCTCAATACTCTGGATAGAATCTTGCCCTGTTAAATCTTCTGTAAAAACATTGAGGTTATTTAATAAATGCCAGTAAGTTGATATAAAAAACTTTCCATTATCTTTTCTCGTTCCCGAAACCCAACGCACACCGTTGTCTTCGCCTTGCACTAAATTCCAATTTGCACTATTGTTATTAAATAGGCTATACCCACTTTTAGAATTTTTAAGATAGTTTCTACCGCCAAGGACAATCCCGTTTATAGCATTGTTCAATTCCGCTGATGTTGCCCCACCGCCATTTGATACAATCGCCGAGGCATTAATAAGTTCCGTTTTAATATAGCCCCCTTGCACAATCGTACTACCCAACATTGCTTTTTCTACCGCATTTTGCCAAGCCATAGTGCCGAGGTTATTTATTTGCCCTGCAACTGCATTTACTTGGTTTTTTACCATTGTATTTTCTTGAATAGATTTGCTTAAAGCCCCTAAAACTTCTGGAGAAACCTCTCGGCATTGTGGGTTTACAATCCATAATTTAGAGTTATTTCCATTATTATAGTAATTCAATATTCTTAGGCGAATTTTCTTCATTGTGGGTAATAACCTCGCATGATTATTAACACCACCTATATTGTTAGATAATCCTATTGTATCCATTGGAGCATAAGAATAAGGCAGAATATATCCTTTTATTTTTACCCAATCACCCGTAATATCGCTGGTAAAATGCGTAAAATAGAAGTTCCCGTCTTGAGCCATTTCACCATTATTGCCATCTACTCTATAAACCGCCCCACTTTGTGTGGATAGTCCTATGTAATTTCGTCCTGCGACGACATCCTTTTTATACCAAACNGANACNTCATAAGCCCNCGNAGGGTCTACATTAAACCAATCGGAATAAATTATGCTATTAAAAGCGGTTTCCAACCGCAGGGCTTTTACTTCACTTCCGTTAAAGTTTACCGTCTCGATTGGAGTATTTGTCCAACCCTCTGTTGTTTCTGTTTNTGTCGGGTTTTTAACCAAATTTTGACCGATAAACTCTATTGAATTTACTACTTGCTGTATCGCAGGACTATCGCTCGCAAAGGTAACTTTAGCGTTTATTTCGATACCGTCTTGCTTTAAATCAATATAATTATTTCCGTTCGGACTGGCTATTCGTCCCGTGGTTATTTCGCTGGGTGTAATTTGCGTATAACCATAATTCGTCTTTATGCGACGAACGCCGTTAATAACCGACGACACCGAACCCGCCAAAAAGAAATAAAATATCGGGTCGCTGTCGAACATTATTTTTTGCTCGGTTACAACAATAGTCGCATTAGAGCCGATTTTATCGGCTTTGATGTAAATAAAATTGAAATTGTCGCTAAACTGAGCCGTCGTATTTTCCGCTAAATTCCAAGTGCGTGGATCGTTCTCATCTATCGTCAAATGCACCATTTGCCCAGCCGTATTATGTAGGCGTTTATTGTCGTCTGTAATATTCAAAGCCACATTTGGGAGCGAAAATTGTTGCATACGAGACCCTACGGATAGCATACCTGTTTCGATGCTTAGTGGTTTAATTTTTTGCGTATCAAAATAGCCCTCGTTATCAAATACATTATTTTTTATTTCCTCGGCGAACAACCACGAACGGCGAGCCATTTCGGCATTATATTTTTGCTGTTTTTTAATTGCTATTTGTGCCTTTTCCTTTTCGATGTAATTACGCACAATCTGCGTAATCGTCGCTGTTTCTGCAATTTCAAATTGAATATCGTAAGGGTTGTTAATATCTCGGGTAATGCTGATTACTCTAATATTATCGTCCAAATTAAAATCTGCATCTTTAAAATGCACCGTATGCCCTAACTGCAAATTAAAATTTATCTTTTTTAGATAGATAGGGTCGGGTTCTACGGCATAGATAAATCGTTGTTTACTGTTTTTGTCTAAATAGTCTTGTGCAGCGAGTTGCAATTCCGCTTCGGCGTTATCTACATAAGTTTTCGGCATAGAAATATCTATAATAATATACTTATCGCCGACCTGCGGACGGAAAGTGTCGCTCGGAATTTCAAAAGTCTTTTCGTCTTTGTTTTTTAATAGAGTAAATGTTTTGGTTGCACTATCAAACCCATATTCTTTAACCTCTAAAGTGTAACCCGCCAAATCGCCCGTTTGAAAAATAACTTTTGCCGATATACCCTTTTGTATTATAGTGTTTCCATACTCATTATATTCGTTCAAATCAAAATCCAGCGTATTATCTGTAAATTTTCTTGGGTCGTCTGGATATATTTGTGTAACAGTACCGATACGCTTTGGGTAAATATCTTCAAAATTCTGCGTATGCTCTATAATGCCGTATTTGTCTGTATTTTTTTCTAAAAATGGCACGGGCATACGGAGATTTTTTTGCCCGTTTCGGTAATTGTGTGGTAAGTTTTTATTTGCCCCACGGGCGTACAATCTTGTTACCAAACTGCTTTCGTTGTAAGGGTTTCGGGTAATACCTTTTAAACCTTTATTTTTGCCGTATTCAAGCGTATAACCCGAGATTTGCTTTCGTTCTTCTAAATGTATAGACTTGTCGGAATCTATCCAAAATTCTACACCGAACTCGTCCGCTATCCTCGTGAGAGCTGCAAGACAATTATAGTCGCTAAAATCTACTGTTTTAGTTTCCGTACTATCTATATTGCCAACACTCCAGCCCGTTTGTGTTCGGTTGGCGTTGGCAACTAACAATTCTATCATTTTTTCTGCCGTGGCTGTGATAGAAAATTCAGGCATTGTTAGTTCGTTGTTTTCGTCGTAGAAAAAATATTGTACTTCGGCGAGGCGGTATTTTTCCCCGTTGAATACTAAATTATAGATATACTCCCGTGTGCTTTTTTTATCTACAACGGGTTCTTGCGAGATATAGTAAGTTTTACCATACACCTCTATACTATCGCCTATTTTAAACGATAAGTAATTAGGTAGCGTAAAATCCAGCGTTAGGGTTTCCTCGCCGAATAGTTTTTCGGTAAGTGAACCTTTGGCTCTTATCGTCGCTATAACATTATTATTTCTTTTAATAGTATATCTCATTAGAATAAAACTTTTAATATTAAATCAAACTTCACAAAGACTTTCTCTACATTTTTAAGGCGTTTTAAACCTTTTTTAAAATTCCCCGACTTTTTATAGAATACCTCATAGGTTTTATCGTGGTCGAAGATATAAAGCGATAATACCCCTGCCTTTTTTAACTCGGTAAATAAGGCGTTGTAATATTGCCAAAATTGAGTGTTGTTATCGGCTAATATGACCATTTTCAAAGTCACTTCTTTATCCTTAAATTTAGGATTGTCTAAAACATATTCCCCGCCGTTTTCCTCTGCCCAATCGTTTTCGTACACCTCTTTTCGTTCGGGAAATGTTAATAATTCCTCTGTGCCAGTTTGGATAATAGTTCCAATATTGATTAACAACACATTGTTTAATTTATCTTTAAAAACCATTTTAATTACTTTTAAAATCCTAATCCTTTAGCATCGCCGTTATTATTTTTTATCGCTTTCGCTACCTTAGAAATGCCCTCGTCGATGTCGTGCAATTTCTCTGTGTTTTCTGCGGTTTTTCGGGTGTTTCTTTCTATGTTTAATTGTATTGCGATAATCTTAGATAACTTTTCCAAACCACTCGCACCATTTGATTTCATCAGTTTCACAATATCCATCACATATAGTCGTAGCCCTGCGATATGCCCCGAAAGAATATCAATACTTTCCTGCGAAGCCGCTTTTATAGACCCCTGCAAGGAGTTAGCGTTCTCTTGTTGTTTAATTACATTAATTCCCGCTTGGTTTAGCATTTCCATTTTTTGTTTGCTCTCTTCGACAATCGCCATATACAACTGGTTAAATTGCTCTCTTTCCTCTGCGGTTATTACGCCGTCCTGCATCATTTCTGCGAGGGCTTCGTGGAGTTTTTGTGTTTTTGTCTTAAATAAATCTGTTTCCAACCCTGCCAATACAGCGTTTCTTAAAAAGCCCTCTATATCGTCGGCAAAGTCCGCAAAAGACTTTTTCCCCGATGCGATGCCTTGTTTTATACTTTCTGCCAGACTATCTGCCGTCGTCCCCGTTATTGCTTCTCGCAATTGTTTTTCAAATTCTCGCTGTGCCTGTTCCAAAGAACCATATTCGTCCCGCAGTTTTTTCAATTGCTCGTAGGCGGTTTTGGCATCGCCCGTCAAAGGTTTTTCGGCATTGAGTTTTTCTAACTTGTCAAAAATTTCGTCGGTCATTTCGACCTCCCCTGGTTCAAAAATTTTTAACTTAATCTTACCTAAAGGAAATTTGATTTCCTTTTCAATCCATTTTCCAATACCTAATATTTCTGCGATAGTTTTTTTATCGTCTACCACTCGGGTTTTACGCCAAAGTCCTAAGAAACCACCGTATTTTTCGGTATGTTTCCCTACAATAGTTTGAGATTTTAATAGGCGTTTAAATACTTCCTGCTGGTCTTTTTTAACTTGCTCAAAGTTCTTTCTATTAGCCTGCATTTCCTCTCGGATGTTCGTAACACGGGATTTGTAGAGGTCATTTAGTTTTACTTCTTCCGCTACTCGCTTACGCAGTTCCGCATTATAATTCAATTGCGACTGGAAAATTTCAGCATGGTATTTTTTTATTTCCTCTTGGGCTTTGCGTTCGCTTTCCCTTGCCTTTGCCCCCATACGGAAAATAGAACCTATCGCCTTTATTGTTTTAGTAATACCGCCGACAATATCGCCCGAAGCAAACGAAGCCACAGCCCCCGAAACATCGCTCGCCACATTGAGCAACTCGCCCATTGTTTCCACCGTGTCTGCAAGCCCCTCGTCATATTCTCTTAATGCTCCGCCTAATTCCGAAAATGCCCCGCCGAGTTGCCCTGCGACTTCCGACACTTTAGCGAATTTTTTCGCTAAAATATCTTTGAGCTTCATATTGACACCCTCTAATTCTGCTAACTCATCAGACACATTAGTAATACCTTTCTTTTGAAGTTCAGTAATGCGTTTGATGATTGCTTCTTTTTGTTGTAGCAATATTTTTTCTTCTACACCTATATCCGTGGACGCTCTAACCGCTTTCGCTTTGTTCAATTCGTTTTGTATAAAAGACCTTTGAGATTGGTCTATATTGTCGCCTGCTGTTTTTAAATACTCTTCGAGAGAAGCAATGCGGGTGTCTAACTCTCTTTTAGTAATACCTAAAAGATTGTCGGACATCTTTTGCATTATCATTTCTCTGTTGTACGCTTCTGTATTTACAGCGTTTAAAGCAGATTTTTTTTGAAATTCCAACTCGGCTAATTTTGCCTCTCGGATTTTCGCATCGCTTATTTGCGATAACAAAATTTTATCCTGCTGGTATTTCGTTTCAATCGCACGGCGTTTGTCGTCGAACGACATAAGGGCATTATAAGCATCGGCGTACTTTTGCTCTGTTTCTTTGTTTTTGTCTTTGTCGTACGATTTCTTTTCGCCTTGCAGTTTCTCTAACTTCTGTAATTGCTCGGGCGAAAGCGTATCGCCTAAGGCTTTTATTTTTTCTATTTCAGCATTTATTAAAGCCCCGTAATTTTCAAATACAGATAGTTCATTTTGATAGCGACGGTCTGCTTCTTCTTTGCCTACTTTAGATTTAAAAACTTCGTATGCAGCGTACATTTCTTTTTGCTCTTCGAGCTCTTTAAAAAATTGCTCGTTTGCTTGTTTATCGGTTACGCTTTTGGTTTCTGCTTTTTCGAGTTTATCTATACGCATTAAATCAAACGCTCCAAGTTTCGCTTTTTGGGCTTCCACACGAAGTTTGGCGTACTTATCTTGTATATCCGCTAACTCTTTATCTGTTGCGGACATACGGGACTTTTGATATTCCCTTTCGGCTTGGGCAATACTTGCACGGGCAGTCTTTTTTGCTTCAGCTTCCTGTGTTGCCAGTTGCTCTGCTTTTTTCGCTGCTTTTTCAGCTTCTCTCTGTCTTTTGTCGGCGTATTTTTTAGCCTCGTCCGTTCTCTCTTTTTCTTTCTCAGCTAAAAGTATATTTCGTTGATGAATAAGGTCGGTTTCTTCTTTAGAGCCTTTTTCAACTAATCTTAATTGAGCGTTTAGAGCCTTTTCTCTTCTGTCATATTGTTTTTTGCCCGTCTTTTTTTCTATAATTTCTGTTTCTCTATTATAGACCTCTAAACTTTTCTTTAACCTCTCGTTTCTCTTATCCTGTGCTGAAGCATCTAAACTGTCTTGTTTTGCTTTGTTGTAGGCGTTTTTTGCATTACTAATTACATTTAAGGCTTCATTTACTGCACCTTTTATATCTAATGTAAATAACTTTTTTAGGGTATTCCAGACGGTTTCATATAGAGATAGATAAGCATTTAAAAACCCCATAACATGGGCTTTTACTTCGTCTACTTTATCGCCAAATCCTTTAAGTGCTGGAAACGAATTTTTAATACTGGCAGTTACCTTATCCCAATTAGCAATTAGAGAAGCCAACAAAATAATAACTAATCCGATACCCGTGCCTGCCAAAGCGATACGGAATAATTTTAATGCCCCCGTGCTTGTACCCACAACTGTGGTATATAGGGCTTGCGATGCGGTTTGGGCTTTGGTTACAATGCTATCGTTGCGTTTTAGTTCCGTTTGTATTTGTTGTAATGATTGTAAAACCGACATCGCAGCAGTAATTTTCATTATGCTTTGCTCCACCTCTTCGTTTTCCGCTCCGAATAGTGCAGCTGCACCTTGGGCTAAAGAATAACCCGACGCTATCGCCGAAGTTGCCCTTACCAAAGTATCTAAACCGCTCGTGGACGAAGCCGAGGCGTTAATTTCTTGGTTCGTACTTTGTATTGCCGAGCGTACCTCTGTGGCTCTATCTCTTAGTTCCGCATATTCTTGTGAGTTTTGCTCGCCCGCTATGCGTAAGCGTGCCATTGTCTGCACTAAGTTTTCTAATTCGGTTTGTAGATTTACCGACTTTTCTTTGTTTTCCTCTAACTTATTCCCAAATTCATCAAACCCCTCTTTTCCCGCATTTTTTATTTTCTTTATGCTGTTTTCTAATTCTTCAATATTTTGGTTAAGAATTTTGATTGCTTCTGGTTCTGTTTCGACATTAAGTTGATTTTTAAACTCCTGTAATGCTTCGGTCATTTGGTCTATGCTGTTCCCCGTTGCATCGTAAGACTGGGGCAATCTACCAAGCATTTGGTTAGCGGTTTCGATGTCTTTTTCTAAATCTTTAAACGCCTGCGAACCAGCATCCATTGTTCCCATTTTCGCCGATATAAAATCTATCACAACGCCCAGTTGTTCCATTTCGTCTTTGGCGTTGTTGATTTCCGTCGATAGCACTTCTAATTCTTGCGGGTCGGCAAAGTGGGCATTAAAGGTTTTATCCGAAATTTGGTCTAATAATCGCCCTGCTTCTTGTAGTTCTTTCTTTGCTTTTTCTGCTTCGGCGGGGTCTATTAGGGCAACTTTATTATTTGCCGATGCGATAATTTTTTCAATCGCCTGCTGGGCTTGGTTTAGTTGGTAATTATAAACGCCGAGCTGTGTCGGGTCTGTCGTTTCCGAAACCTTTTGTTTTAGATAATCCAATTGCTCTGCATGGCGTTGTAGTGCCTTGGTTTGTGCCTCGGTTAATTCTGCAGACTTAGACAAAGCCCCCGATGCCGACAATTGCGTATTGATATACTCTTTAAATTTCTTTTGAGCATTATCCACGCTTTTGGTTTGTTCCGTAGCCGCTTTTACCATTTTTGCAAATTCTTCAAAGACGGTGGAACTATTAACTGTAAAATCTAATTTTATAGGCTCTAAATCGCTCATCGTTTATTCGGTTTCTATTTCTTCGACACCAAGCCAGTCGGCAAGTTCGTCAATGTTTTTTAATTTTTTCGGTGCTTTCTTCTTGTATTGGACTTTTGGGGCGTCCGTAAGCATCATATTTAATTCGGCAAAAGTGCTTTGCAGGACTTCTTTTTTACTCATATTCAATTTGTGGCAACAATAGCCTACAAACCCAAAAACGCTATGGAAGCTCTCGCTTATTAACTCGTTTTCTCCGTCGGACTCAGATTCATCGGTTTCGTTATCCTCGTTTCCTGTATCAATCTGATAGTATTCGTAAAATCTTGTACACCGCTAAACGCAACCAACAAACTAAACAAATAGGACATTTCCTCTGTGTTGATGTTTTTTCTTAATCGCTTAGCCAGTCTGCGAACTTTCCAATTAATTTTGGTTTCGTTTCGCACTGCCATTGCAATAATTTCCGTTATGTGTACGCCGTTCTGGGTTAAAATCTCTAACGCTTTCTGCATCGTGATTTCGTCTTCTTTTAAGAAAATCCCCGTCTGTAAAAATGCTTCTGATATAGCCAACTGGCTTTCTAAACAGGGCGTTTTAAGCATTAGTTTAGTTTGCTTTTTGCCAATCCAGCGAAGAAAAAAAGGGGCGGGGAGCATTAACTCCACGCCCCTTTTGAGTAATATTTTAGCTGCTTTAATTTCCGTTAGTTGCTCCATTACGCAGGTTGTTTTATGCTTACTTTCGCAAGCGGTCTAAATGTAATTTCTAACAATGCCAGCTCTTTTTTCTTCAACTTGATGTTAAGCCTTGCGAATACTTGCACTTTTGGGCATTTAATTAAATGTCCCGTGTCCGATTCGATTTGCAATGCCTTAAAAATTGGCGTATTGTCGCCCTCTTTCCATTCGCCCGATAACACAGTACCACCTTTTACGGATTTGATAAATTCAGCCGTATAGTCGTAGGTACTTACTTTAATATCTCGCTTGCCCTTTTCTTGGAATACGACAATAGGGTCGTCCGATTGGTCGCAAAATTCCTCTGTCAAAGAGCCTTCTTCTTCCGTCATCTCAAAACTATCTCGGTAAGTTTTGAAAGCGGTTAATGCGTTATCTTGTGGCATTGTAGTTTCGTTTACTACATCGCCGATTTTGATAGTCTTAAGACCATATAATGCTTTTTCTGCCATTTTTTATTAGTTTTAAAGTGTTTTTAAAAAGGTTTTAAATTAGTCTTCAACCGAAGCTCTTAATTTTTCCATTCCGATATTATGCGGGGCTTTTTTCCCGTGCTTTTGTTCGTACTTTGCCATTAGTTTCGCTCTTTCGTCTTCTTCGGTTTTAGTGTCTTCGTCCGCTTGGTCTTCGGCATTATCTAAATCCGTGTCTTCTGGTGCGTTGTCGTCCGCTGGGTCTTCATCTTGTTCGTTAGTTTTTTCTAAAACGGAAACAGATGGCTGTAAATCCGTTCTATTGAAATGATGTACTTTTTTATCTTTCAAATAGGTCGCTTGATTTTCTGCTTTTTCCAGCTCTTTAAACCCTTGCATATCCGAGGTAATATAAACCTCTTCTAATTCGGGATAATTTTTAAAAATATTTTCTGCCTCTGCTTTTGCTAATTCTGCGATACTTGCTGCGATTGTGATTGATTGTAATTTGCTCACGATTTCTTTATTTTAAAAGTTAATTAAGTTGTAATTTATTCCCAGCCCTATAACGGGCGTGGTTTGTAGTACTCCGTTGTTTACCGCTACACCATAGCCAGCATGTAAACCTATTCCCCAGCGTTTTTGGGGTTGCCCTCTAATGCGGTAAGAATTAAGTCCGTTGATTTGCACCCTCGGGTCGTCCGAAAAAACATCTATGTAATAGTTAGTTTTTCCAAATAACCATTTTCGGTCTTTGTGGCGTGCTTCGTTTAGTCTAATATTGTATCTAAAGTCCACGCTGTCCGTTTGCGGATAATAGTTTAGATTTAGGTATTTATCGTTATGACTTAAAACCTTATCGCCGTTGGACTGGGTAAACTCTCTAAGTTTTAGCCTTGCGACCAATTCGGCGTTAATCTTGCTTACTTGGTCGATTTTCTTAATAGAAATTTTTAAGGCTTTCTCTAAACTGTCTGCGTAACTTTTACCTATTGCCAACTGCTTTTCGTTAATCGTTTCAACTATTTTTTCTTTAAAGACCGTGTGTTTAATACTATCTCGGTAGTAGTTATTAACGACTTCGTTTTTACCCGATAGTTCTATAAGCTCCGAAATTTGATGCTCTTTTTTATCAAATTCCAATTCTCGTCTAATGTGTATAAACCCGCTAAATCCAAGTAGCAGGGCTAAAATTGTAATGGAAATTTTATCTTTCATAATTATTATAAATTTGGTTAATTAGCGGTTCTGTATTTTCTCTTATAAGACTGTCTTTCTGTTGCAAACGCCTATTTTGTCTTTTATAAAAAATCATCTCTTCGTAAAAGAAAATGCGTTTATTGCGTTCTTTCAAAATGGTATCATATAGCCGTGAAATTCGCTCTTGGCAGTTTTCGTCGCCGTCTTCTTTACGGGAATACAGCACGCCGATTACACTTCCGAAGATTAATAACAGTCCTATCAAAAGCCCTATCACAACCGCCTTGGGGTCTCGCCTTATATCTTCTTGGTCGAATGGTTGCGGTAGGTTTTTCATATCTTTAAAAATTGATTTCTTTAAGCCAGTTCTTTACATCGAAGCTCGGGCATTCTTTCGTCCACTCGTGGGGCGATATAATCCCGTCGCCGTTCAAATCGGGCGATAAATCCCGATGTCCCAAAATTTCCGCTTTTGGAAATTTAGTTTGCAGTTCTCTTAATAATTTTACCTGCGAGGCTTTCTGTTGGATTGTACGGTTATCAACCGCCTTTCCTTTTTCCAGTCCGCCGATATAGGCAATGTGTATGCTGTTGCTGTTATGCCCTTTCACTCCGTTGGTTATTTTGCTAACATCAGCAAGTTGGACGATTTCCCCATTGGACTTAATAATGTAGTGGTAGCCTACATTTTTCCAGCCCTTTTTTTCCCGCCAAAAGCGTTTAATACTTTCGATTGTAGTATTTTGAGGCGTTGCAGTACAATGCAAAACGATATACTTAATAGTTCTCATAGGTTATTAGTTTTTAATGCAGGGACTAAGGGGATAATCCCTGCACTTGGTTATTACGAAGCGTTTGCTTGTTTTAGTACTGCCACACCCTCAAAATTCTTTCTCTTGGCTCTACCGCCCATACGAACTAAGAACGAGTAAATATCGCCGTAATACTGCGGGTCTCTTTCTCTCTCGAAAGTTTCCAAGTCTCCAAAGGCTTTCTCTACCATTTGTTTGTTCCAGAAAATCCCTGCTTCGGAGTCCGTAGCTGCTACCACAGAGCCGAACGCCTTAAACTCTTTAGTATTAGACATTGTAAATACAGAAGAGCGAAGCATAATATTAAACCCTTGGACTTTAAAGATTACTCCCAGTCTGCGTTCCTCTTCCGTTACTGACTGCATATAGGTTGCTGTAAGTTGGCTATCGGCAGGGAATAAATCTACCATGGCGTTGGCTGGTAACAGAGCGTACATTTGTCCCTCTTGCCACGCCTTTTGTGAACGAATTAGGTTTTGCATTCTTTGTAAATCCGACAATGTCCATTTTTTTCTGTTACCTGTTGCACTCTCTAAAAGTACAGGGGTTGCCGTTCCCGTGGTTTCTAAAATGTTTTTTTGCGGTAGACTTTTATTATCGCCAATCGGCGATACAACCATATTGGTAAGCATACCCTCTGCAACTTCTTCCGATAGGTTCGCTACATCTTGGTCTAATACCGAACGGCGTTTGTCATAGGATAGCTCAACCGTCTCTGCGTGCGGAATATAAATCGGGTCAGTCGTATACTCGTCTATTTTATAAAGTACCTCGCTGTCAGTTCTTTTCTTTACTTCGGCTGGTAAAGTTGTTCTGTTTTTTACAACTTTAGACGGTTCGCCCGCTTGCGGAACATGCACAATCTTTCCGTTTACAATATTACTCTCCGACACATCGGAGATATGATTAAGGAATGTATTATCCTGTTTTAGTTTTTCCTCAATCGTTTTTTTCCAAATTTCTTTCTCTAATCCCATGGTTATAATGTTTAAATGGTTATTGTTTTGTTTTTACTTTCCAAATTGCTGTCTCTTTCGTTCTGCGAAATAGTCGGGATAATCGGCTTTTAGCGTGGCTAAATGGTTACCTCTATCCAACTCGTCCCAACTCATTTTGTCGAACGCAGCGAGTTTGCTTTCATCGCCTTTTAATTGTTCCGATACGGATTTTCTTTTCGGTAAGGCTTTAAGCAATGCCATAGCCGAGTCGTGCGACATTTCTAAAATTGGGGCTTTGCCCGCCTCGTCCAATCTGCCGTCTTTTACCGCTTGTTCTACCTCGGCGATTAATAAGGCTTTTAGGCGGTTTTGCTCTGCCGTTTTCAAAGTTTCATTTTCGGCTTTAAGCGTTGCTTTTTCGGTTTCCGAGGCGGTTAATTTTGCCTCAATTGCTTTTACAGCGTTAATAATTGCTGTTTCGTCTGCGTTTGTATCTAATTGCAGATAGGCTACTACTTGTTTCATTGTATTTATTTTTGATTGTTGTTGTTTTGCGGATAAACAAAGGCTGGTAACTTCTTCGTCCGATAGCATTTCGCCGTTTTCGTTATACAAAGCGATAGCGTTGGCATTGGCAGGAACTGCCACAATAGACACCTCGAAAAGCTCACACTTGGTAACGACTAATTCATCATTTATCAATTCCAAGGCGTCGGGAGCAATGAAAATTCCGATAGAGCAGGCTTTGATTTTTCCTGCATTTACTTTTCGTACGACTTCTTTTCCGTCAGGGTCTTCCGTGTCAAATTCGGGAGTAGCGGTTAAGTAGTTGTCTTCTATTTTTAAATTAGACCAAGTCCCTAATACATCTTTTGTATTATTTGAATGGTTATTTAAACACACTGGGTTATCTAAGAACCTCGAAAGACTAATGCCGTCATTTAACACTCTAAAGCCTTTTGAATTTACTTTTGTTTCGTCGTTTATAATGAATTTCATATTGCCCATTTTTCCGTTTCGCTGGGGCAAAGTTGGGGTAAGATTTAGGCTCTAAAAAGTTGGCAATTTATGATACTGTTAAATTCTGGGTATCATACCCTAAAAATTAGGGTATCATAAAACCTAAACTTTCAAAACCCTATTTAATAGGGGAATTTTGCCACAAAACTAATAAGTATGGCAAAGAAAGGTAGGCTCTCAAACAAAGAAAAAGAGCAAAAAAAGGAGTACGCAAAAATCATTTTTCTACAAGAAAAAAACATCACAATAAAAGACCTTGCGGAGCGTGTAGGTGTATCTGCTAATACATTATCCGAATGGGTAAAAGCGGAAAAATGGGAGGGCTTAAAGCGGAATATCTTACTAACAAGACAAGAGCAACTAATTCAAATGCAAGACGAATTAGCCGAGTTAAACGCCTTTATACAAAGCAAAGACGAGGGCGTTCGTTTTGCGGACTTCAAAACGGCACAAATCCGAAACCAACTCATTAAGAATATTAAAGACTTGGAAACAAAGGCACTTTTGCCCGAGATTATCAATGCTCTAACCCAGTTCTTGGATTTTGTACGAACCGAAAATCTCGAAGACGCTCAATTATTAGCAGATTACACCGATACATTTATTAAATCAAAACTCTAAGGCTATGCTAATAACCAAAAGATTAACCCCCGAAGACCGAAAGGCGTTAGAGTTTTGGGAACAATATTACACCAACATACGCCAAGAAGCAAGCGTGGATTTATCCGAAACCGCCTCGGACATCGAAAAACGAAAAAAACGCTTGGAAGCCAACCCAGAGGAATGGTTTAAATACTATTTTCATAAATACTATAAATGCGAACCCGCCGAGTTTCACAAAGCCAGCACCAAGAGGCTAACGGAAAATATGGAATGGTACGAAGTACGGGCGTGGTCTCGTGAGTTGGCAAAATCAGCAAGGGCAATGATGGAGTTTACCTATTTAGCCCTTACAGGTAAAAAGAAGTTTATCATTATTGCATCGGCAACAAACGCTTCTGCAATTAAACTTTTAACGCCCTTTAAAAGTGCCTTTGAAAAAAACAGCCGTATCATTCACGATTACGGCATACAACAAAACCACGGGCATTGGAAAGAAGACCAATTTACGATTAAAAAGGGGGCGATGTTTATCGCTGTCGGTGCGGGGAATGCTCCCCGTGGTGCGAGAAACGAAGATGTACGCCCCGATGCTATTATTGTGGACGACTTCGACACGGACGAAGATTGCCGAAACCCCGATATTGTAGATAAAAAATGGGATTGGTTTGAAAAAGCGTTATATGCCACTCGCTCGGTTTCCGAACCGCTAACGGTGTTGTTTAACGGAAACATTATCGCAGAATATTGCTGTATAAAAAAAGCCATAGAAATGGCAGACCATACGGACATTATAAATATTAGAGATAAAAACGGCAAATCCACTTGGTTGGCAAAAAACAAAGAACAATTTATTGACCGAACATTGTCTAAGATTTCAACAAAAGCGGTACAAGGGGAATATTTTAATAATCCAATTACGCTCGGGAAAGTGTTTAAGGAGTTGGTCTATGGCAAAATTCAACCGCTTAAAAAATATAAATTTCTTGTTTCCTATACCGACCCGTCCTATAAGAAAAACGGGGACTATAAAGCAACGGCTTTAGTTGGAAAATACAAAGACGAGTATCATATTATAGATATGTTTTGTCAAAAAACCACAACGGCAAAAATGCTGGAGAACCTCTATGAGACCAATAAGAAATATAATAATTCGGGAGTATCAATATACTATTATATCGAATATCCTTGGATAGACGACACTTTAAAGAGAGAAATAAAAAAAGCAAACAAACGCTACAATATCACTTTGCCACTAAAGGCAGATGAAAGGTCAAAAGGCGATAAGTTTTTTAGAATTGAAAGCAATCTCGAACCACTCAACCGAAATGGGAAGTTAATTTTTAACGAAGAATTGAAAGGACGGGCAGATATGAAAGAAGCCGACTTTCAATTTTTAGCGTTGTCGCCAAAAAGTAGGGCTCACGACGACGCCCCCGATGCCTGCGAGGGTGCAGTGTGGATAATTAACCATAAAAACATACAAGGCGACCACAAACCGAAAGCGTATGGGAAACCAAGTAATAAAAAACGATACTAAAATTTAAAACTATGTACATAGAAATCGAAGAATTAAAAACGCATTGCCACGAGGCAAAATTAAAAGCAATTATCCACGACGACGAAACTATTGCTTTAGCGTGTATAGATATGGCGGTAGAGTTCGCTACAACCAAACTAATGAAAGACTATAATGTAAGCGAGATTTTCGCTAAAACGGGAAATGACCGCAGTCCGCTATTGGTTAAAGTAATAAAGGACATCGCTGTTTGGGAACTCATCGGGCTATCAAATCCCGATATCGACTACAACGATAAAAAATTCCGCTATGAACAAGCAGTTAATTGGCTAACGGCGGTCTATAAAGGTATGCCCGCCAACTTGCCAAAGCTGGAAGAAACCGAAGACAAGGTAAAATCATTTAGTTATCACTCGAACCCACCACGACAAAACCACTATTAAGATGAAGAAAAAAACGAATAACCAAAAACAAACGCTAAAAATTAGCCAAGTGCTGGTTGTAAAACCCGAACGACACAGCCCTCTGGATATACAAAACTGGATTTCTGCAATATCGCAGGCATATAGAGGAAAAAGACAAAGGCTGGTCGAACTATACAATAATTTACTAATGGACGGCGTGCTTTATGAGGCAATGGATAAGCGAGTGCGAGCCATTACAAACGCTAATTTAACATTTCAAAAAGACGGAAAAGAAGTCGAGGAAATGTGGGATTTTATGGACACCCCCGAATTTGAAAATCTTTTGCGAGAAATTTTGTTATCTAAATTTTACGGAAAATCGGTTATTGAGTTGGATTTTTCAGACGGCTTTAAAATACACAGCATCGACCGCAGGCATTTAGATACTTTAAATAAGAAAATCCTAAAAGACACTTCGAGCGATGAGGGATTTCCATACGAAAACGACGATTTTATCTTGAATGTCGGGAACGATAAAGATTTAGGGATTTTTGCTCGTACCGCACCCTATGCCATTTTTAAACGAAACGGCGGGGCAGATTACGCTCAATTTTGTGAATTTTTCGCTATCCCTCAATTAATTGGGAAATACGATCCTGATGATGAGAATGGTCAAAGGGAAATGGAAGAGGCGTTTCAAAAAAGAGGAGCTGCAGGTAGTATGACAATGTCTAAAAATTCCGAAGTTGATACGATTAACACTAATCAATCTAACGGGGCGGTACATGGCGATTTCTTAAATTTTTGTGACAAACAACTATTAATTTCTACTCAAGGTCAAACCATGACCACTACGGACGGGACTTCGTTAGCCCAAGCAAAAGTCCACGGCGACACCGAAAATGATTTGCAAAAAGCAGATAAAATCTTTGTGCGTCGCTTTCTAAACCAAGAGTTGAAGCCAAGACTTGAAAAACGAGGTTATCCCGTGGCGGGCGGTTTCTTCAATTTCATCGAGGAAAAAAGAGAGATGACGGCAAAGGAAAAAATGGCAATTGCCGAGCGTGTGCATAACCTTACAACCGACGGCGTGGACGATGACTACTTTTACGAAGAGTTTGGATTGCCGAGAGGTAAAAAAGCACAAACCGAAAATAAAGAACCCGAGACCGAAGAGGACGAAGAAAGCGAGGAAACAGAAGAAACCAAAGAGGAAAACGAAAACCAACAACCAAAGAAAACGCCTAAAAAACAAAAGATAAAGGCTAAAGAATTATCCCTATTTAACAAGATAAAAGATTTTTTCGGGGACGCTCCTCGGTAGATTTTTTCCTATACGAGGAGCTGGACTGGAAAGCGTTAGAGTTGGAATACCATAATTGCTGTGTGCATTTGTCGCATAATAGCGACCAGCCCGATTGGGCAGATTTACTCGCTAAAGATTGGATTGATACGATTAGAGGCATCTATAAAGACAAAAGTACACCGAAAGACGGCTTTTCTACGGCGATAGTAAAGAAGACGGGAAAAGAACTATCGACCGCAGTAGATAAGGGTTACATTTTTAAAGGTGTAGAGTACGACACGCCCGATTTTATCGCCCGAGAGGCACTAAAGCAGAATGTTTGGAAATTCTCGGTTGCAAAAAATTATAACGATTGTATTCGTCTTAATAATTTGCTTCTTCGTCCCGACGGAAGTATCCGCCCATGGCACGAATTTAAGCGAGAGGCTATGCGTGTGGTTGGTATGTCCAACCGTTATCTAAAAACAGAATACGACACGATTGTTGCAGGGGCGATGATGAGCCGTAAATGGCAGGAAATACAGCGGGATAAACATATTTTTCCGTTTGTCAAATTTGCCGTAACCATGGACGACCACACTTCCGAAATATGTACACCTCTAAGCGGTGTAATAGTTAGCGTGGACGACCCTTTCTTATTGCGATATTTCCCGCCTAACCATTTTAACTGCCGAACCGATGTAATTAAGTTAAGAAATGCAGAGCCAACGCCTCAAAATTTACTTCCGTACATTGATATTCCGACGGCATTTTTAAACAATGTGGGGGTTACGGGCGAGATTTTTACGCAGGAAAATAGATACATTGCAAATACACCAAAATTGATAACAAATGATTTGCGATACATAGAAATAGACGGTGTGGAAATTTCTACTTTAGCAAAAAAATATACAACTTCCGAAACAGAACGCACACGGGTTGAGCGTGAGTATGAAAATAGGATTATTACTTCTAAAGCTCTAAAAGATTATTTAGGAGTTAAGGTTAAAGTTTTACCCGAAATAAAGCCCGAACATTGGGCGTATGATTTTCACTTTGAGGGCGTACCTCGCTATGGTAAAGTTCCAGATTTTAAAATGAATAATGATTTTTGGGAAATGGAAAGTTACGAGGGGAAATTTAAAATAGGCAAAATAGGTGCAATGATTAAGCACGGACAAGAACAGGCAAATAAAGTCGCTATTAAATTAAACCATAAAGTCCATTTGGAAAGACTAATAAAACAACTCAAAGAATTAGACAATAGGGAAGACTTTAATTTTTTAGCGGAAGAAGTTGTAGTTATTTCAAAAGAGGGTAATGTGATTTATAGGTATAAAAAGACCGCCCATAATTCTAAAAAATAAAATTATGGGCGGTGACCTTATAAAAGGTGTGTCAGAGGTTTTACGCCCCGACACCGCAAATATACAAAAAATATTTAAAACTATTTTAAAACCTATTTAAAAAAAATGACCGCAGAAGAATTATTTAAACAATTGCAAGGCAGATTAGCACAAACTATGCGGGAACTACCGCCTATTATCGGCGAAGAAGTCGTGCATTTTGCACAGGATAATTTCGACCGACAAGCCTACAATGGCGAGGCGTGGAAAAAACGAAAAAACCCAACTAAGTGGGGAAAACGGGACGAAGAGGGACGGGCGTTACTCGTTAAAACTGCTAAATTAAGGCGGAGTATTCGGGTTAGTAGAGTGGAAAAAGATAGAGTAACCGTGGTCGCAGGCGGGGCGGATGTTCCCTATGCGAAAGTGCATAACGAGGGGTTTTCGGGAGTGGTAGAGCAAAAAGTAAATCCTTTTTTGCGTCGTGGAAAGAAAGGCGAGCCTATCGCTGTAAAAGGACATACCCGAACCATTTATCAAAACATTCCTAAACGCCAGTTTATTGGCGACGAGGAAAGCTCGGCAGAGCTAAGGCAGAGAATTAAAAATATCGTAAACATAGAACTTCAAAAAATATTCAAACAATGAAACGACTTTATAACAAACTATTTGAACTACTAAAAGAAATTTCAGAAATCAAATACATAGACCTAAACTTCGGACAAATAATGGAAGAAAAACCACCTTTGGCATATCCTGCCGTTTTGGTTGGTATTAACATATCCAGCACCGATACTTTCCAAGATATTTTCCAACAAATAAACGCCGATTTTACGCTAACGCTGGTTGTAGAGGCGGGCGATACCAGTTCGCTAACCGAAGATAATAGACGAGAACAGGCACTCGCTTATTTAGATTTGTCGGATAAAATTTACAATAAATTACAAGGCTACGAAGACGACCATTTTAGCACTTTTAATTTGCAAAGTGTTACGGAGCAAAACTTGAGAAAAGGTCTAAAGATAGTTGCCTTGCGTTATTCTTGCGGGTGGAAGCAGGAGGCGTCCAAACCATAAACGGATAAGTTTGTTTTAATTCCGAGATACTAATATTTTGTAATTCTAAGCGACTAATGTATTCCGTATGTTCCGAAATAAGGTCGCAAATACGGCTTTCGGAAAGGTCAAACTCGGGAATTAAGTGTTCCAGACAACGAGAGAATTTTAAGCCTAAAATATAGGAGTAATAATAGAACCGAGCCGCTAACTTTTCATTGCGATAGCGGATAAGCTCTATATTTCGCCCCTTATTTGCTGTTAAACCTCTCATATCCGCAAAAATACAAAACCCCGACTTATGATGCAAGTCGGGGTTTTTATTATAGTAAAGGCTTTCCTATGTTACCAAGGTTGATATTTAACATCCGAATTTATAAAGATTTTTTTAAGTTCGGTATCTTTCGATTTTGTTATAGTAAAATAGGTGTAAGTGTAAGCGAAATTAGGCAATCCATAACCATTTTTACCTGTGTTAATATACAGAAAATATCTACCCTCTTTTAAAGTTTCAAAAAAACTTGCCTTGTTAATCGTAGAAATTACAGGTTTGTAACTTTTTTCACTTTTTCTATCATACAGATAGCCCGAAATTATATCAAGTCCGCTTTTATTTACATCAAAGTCCTTGTCTGTTGCTTCCCAAATATGTATTTGGGAATTATTTAATCTCTCTTCGACAATTTCCCCAGTTTTAAGTTTTTTACCAAAATAACTTCCCACAAAGACACCTCCTTTGTTGTCTTTGTAAATATCATAATAATTTTCTTCCGAAACGGTCTCGGTTCTGCCACAACTACCAAAAGAAACTATCATAATAAATAATAGTAGTAATTTTTTCATATCTATAATTTTTTAAGTTTGCGCCAAAACTAAAAAAACCGCTCGGAAGTTCCAAGCGGTTTTGAATTATTTTTTTTCGGGTTGCTCTTTTATTTTTTTATAGAGTTTTACAATTCCTTTCTCTATACGAGGTTTTGCAGAACTATTCATATAAGCATCTGCGGTCTTGTATCCAAACATATCCGCAAGGTTTGCATTGGTTAAATTAAGTGTTTGTTTTATTTGTTTAATATCCATTATTCAAATTTAAAGTTTCCAAAAAGACCTACTAAAAAGGGAACTTCTAATTGTTCTCTATCTACATTATTTTCAAATTCGTGCAATGGCAAAAGAGCCATTGCTTGTTTTTCCTTTTCATTAAAATAGGTTTCTGCTATCCTAACAAAGTCGGGAAGAGCAAGACTTTTCGGAAAGTCTATTACCATTTTTGGAGGACTTTGTGGAACTCTTTTCCAACTTACTCGTTTTACAAACTTTTGGAAAATTTGCTCGTAATTTAAGGTTTGTTTAAAATCTTTTTGGTAATGTTCCCCTGCTGTTTTTACCAATATTCCAAAGAATAAAGCCGTTACTTCACTTTCGGATATTTCCATAGAAGTCTCGTAGTTAATAAAATCTTCGCCGTTAAATTGTTTTACAAGCATTTTGTAATCTGCCAATTTGTTTCCGTTTGTTTTTTTTACCATTTCCATCTGTATTGTAATTTTTTAAATTTATATTTGCATAAAGCAAACGAGGCGTTATACTTTTGTTTTTAACCTCGTTTGTAGCCCTACTAACTGCAATTAGTAGGGCATTTTTTTAGGCTACAAGCGAATAGTTTTCTAAAAGAATATTACATAATTCTCTATAATCTCTTGCATCGTAGAACTCTTCTCTCTCTTCCGAAATTGTTCTTACATCATACTTGTAGGCAAGATTAAGTACATAACCATTTTTGCATTTTCTAACTTTGTAGATTACTAAATCTGTTTTCTCTTTTACTAATTTTTTTAATTCTCTTAGTGTCATAATGTTTTGTTTTTAATGCTCCTGCAAGAGCTGTTATACTTTGTTTTATTTTTATACTGCAAATATAAGCATATACTTATATATCTTCCAAATTTTTTTTCAAATTTTTAAGTATATACTTATATTTTTTATCTTTAAATTATAATAAATATATAACAATCAGTATTTTAAATAAAAAAATCTCCGATAAAAAAAATCGGAGATTTTTGTGTTAGTTTAAAAACTCTTTTAAAAGGGTTTTAATTTCTCTTTCAAAGACTTTTAAAAATAGCGTTTCGGGGCTTTGTTTTTCGCCCTCTTTTGTGGCGGTAAAGGTATAAACCTCTCGGGCGGGTTCGTCTATTATAAAGCCACTTTCGGCAGGTTCTGTGTATTGGTATACTTTTATTTCGTAACCCCGCTTTTGCAGAAACTGTATAATATCTAACTGCGGAATATGTGTGGTTATTTCCATTTTTATAATATCAGGTTTTTTATGGGTAAAGCGTATCATACTTATATTTTATCTGCGAGCCAGTATTTTTGATTTAAGAAAGTGGACGGATAGGGCATCGCCGTTTTATCCATTTGTTTAGTGGCTTTAAACTTGGGGATATATAGCAACACTTCTATTTTTTCTGCATCGGATAAATTATTCCACGCCTTTTGTGTGGTTGCGATTTTCCCTTTTTTGTAACCATACATATTCCAAAATACCTCAAAACGCAAATCCGCAGGCATTTCCATATAGTCAAAATCGGCATCCTTAGTTTCAATTTTTTGTAAAAACGCTACCTCCGTACGGAGTTTGTTTGCGTGTCTTAAAACGATAGTTATTTCTTCTTCTGTCCAGCGGGCGTTGGATAGTTCCACGGCTCTAAGTATGCCGAAAGTTCCGTCGTAAGAAAGCGTTATTTTTCTGTCGCTTTTTTTGTGTAGAATTAGATATTGTTTCATAATAAACTTGGATATAGTTGGTCTTTTAATATTTCTAATTTAGATGTTTCGTAAGCTCCAATACTAAAGTTTTCTTGCACATATTTTATCCAAAGATATAGAGCCTCAGCGGTGTGGTATCTAAGACTTATTTTGGTAGCATTCTTTCGGTTATTAGTAAAGCAGGATAGAGCCTTTTTGAATAAAATATCTCTAAGTTCTACCACAATAGACTGTCCTGTTTTATTATCAGGCAACGATTTAGAGAATATTGTAATATCCCCCATTAACTTATTAAGTAGCTGGAGTGTGTCTTGTTCGATTTTAATTTGTATTTTCATTTTAATTCAAAGATTTTATTTCGTCTGCTTTTTTCCAGTAGGCTTTATTGCCAAATTTTTTCGCCGATTTTCTATTATTGTCGGCTAATTTATGTAACTGTCTTAGTAGTGCCTCTAATTCGCTAACCGAGTGAAACGGCAATGGCTTTTTATAAATGCTACTTTTTAGCATCCAGCGGTTTAAGTGTCCAAAGGGATTTGGTTTTGCTCCCTTTTCTGTAACCTCTAAAAGCGGTTCATTAGGGCGGTGTATGCCCTCTTGTTCCAATATCGCAAGGCAAGTGCTAATGAGTTGCGTTTTACTCTTTTTAATGCCTTGTAGGGCATTGCATAAGTCCTCTAATTCTTGTCTGCTAAGTTGCCTACTGCTTTGGGTTCGTCCGTCCGTAAAGTTGTAGATAACCTCGTGGCGTTCGTCTGTTGTAAAGCCTTTCTTGCTAAAAAGGGTTTGTAGTTTTTTAATTGTTGCCATTTTTTTAAAATTTACTTAATGTAATGTCCCAGTCTATAAATGCGGATATAAGAAAAATAGCCATACATATAAGGTTTATAATTTCTTCGATTTCTTCTTTTTCTATGTCTATATCCATTCTGTAATATCGGTCTAACTTTTCTCTGTTTGCGTCTGCTCTTAAAAAAAATATCACTCCGATTATTCCGCATAAAATATTTATCATAATGATTTGTTTATTCTTTTTTCTTGATACTCAATTGCTTTTTCTATTTCCTTATGTCCTACTTCATAAAGCCCCAATCTTAACATTAAAATATTCAACTCTGGGTCGTTAAGTTCAGAAGCCCTATCTGCCACTTGACACAATAAACTTCTAAAGATATTCAGCGGAACTTTTAAAACTCCCATGTTTCTATTTAATCCGCAATCGCATATTTCTTGTAGAAGTCCAACTGTATCCACTCTAAATATCAATGTTCCTTTTCCCATAATATTTAATATTTTAAATTTGTCCCCGCCGAGGGCTTGAACCTCGGTGCTTGCCGATCGGGGTACCTACCAGATTTCTGACTGCATCTGTTTTTTGGTAGATTTAGGACAGTCAGCGAGTAACAAGGTTAGCTGTGAGTCATCACTACATCCTGTGTTGTTCGTTCCTATGCGGGGACTCGAACCCCGAACCTGCTGTCTCGAATGCGTACGCCGCTGCTCTACCAATTGAGCTACATAGGAAGTCCAGTTTTAATCTGCGTATATCGCTTTTACAGCAAACATACACGCCTCCTCTAATTTGGTTTGTGTAATAGAAATAAGGCGTTGTTTTTCACTACTTGCAGGGTTTATATTTTTATACTTCCCTATACCTCTTAGCATTTCCAAGTCGTCTATCAATTCTGATACTTGTCTTCTTACTTGCTTTGCAAATGCGTTGTTCTCATTAGCATCATACAATGTCATTTTGTTTCCTTTTGTACTCATTGTTTTATTTTTTTAGTTAGTTAAATAATTTTCGTGTACTGGGAATAAAGCCTCTATATCCGTACCTTTTGGAAAGTCCACAGCAGAGATAGATAGCGGAATATTGACTTTTTTTCCTTGTGCATCGGTATAGCTGGCATCTATAAAGAATGCCGAGCGCTGTGGCTTGTACGACTGGCGAATAATATTCACGGCATCGGTAAAATTTGGGTCGTTAAATTCCTCTGCCAGTTTAGTAAGCTCCAAAACCCTCGACGCTTTTAAATTGCCCTGTGCGTCTTTTTTTAGCAGATGGTTTACAGCGTGTACGAGCTTTCCAGTCGCTTCATCTTTCGCCAACGATGTTATAAACTCACGCGCTTTGTCTATACCCGCTGTTACGGTGTCATCCCAGCCGTCTATAATGCGGAAGCCATAGGTAATAGTATATCCCTTGTTATCGGAAAAAGTGTGGCTTTGCTGGGTATTTTTTACCTCGTAGGCTTTAATCTTAAGGTCTAATAGAGCCTTAAGGCTTTCAAAAGCGAACAATTTAACTTTGCTAATATTGTCGCTTATCAATTTCAATGGTTCTACTATTTGTGCTAATTCTTGGTTTACAAGTTCTTTATAAGCCTTTCTGTCCTCTGCTTTGGCTTGGTCTCGTCGTGCCAATTCGGCGAGGAGTTCTTTTTCTGATAGTTTGGTTAAGTCATTCATAATGTTTATTTTTAGTTTAGGATATTTGTTCTTTTAATTTTTTCTACAGTGTTTACAGCATTCTTTTCCTTTTCGTAATATTTTAACAACGAATCAGCTGCCTCCTCAGTTTTAAGTGTAAGTTTAAGGGTACTGACGGCTATTCCCGATAGGAAAGTGATTTTAAGACTATACAGGTCGTCTTCAGGTTCTTTTTGGATAAGGATTTGTCCGTGTTTTTTAGTGCTGTGTAGCACTGCAAATTGGTTCATAATGCGTTGTTTTTAATGATTAATTCTTTTAGTTGTTGCTCTCTTTTTTGTAGTTCCTCGTGAAGATTTTTCCAGTCTTCGCTGTATCTTTCGTCCTCTAATCGCTGTTTTAACTTCGCGATAATTTCGTTTAGTTCCGCTTCGCTGGGCGGAAACATCTCGTTTTCTATGCTTTGCATTTTGACTTATTTTTTCGTTGTTCTTCTAATTCTTTTGCTTTTTGCAGGGCTTTTTTAGCGGATTGCTTTTTCTCATATTCCCTAAATTCAAATTGGTAATTGTTAAATGTTTTCATATTTGATAGTGTTTTATACTTTCGGCATCGTTTTTTAAAATTTGTATCTGATAAGTTAATTTTTCGTGTAGTTTTGGATATTCGTCTGCTAATACCCAGCCTTTTTTTTCTTCCCAATAGTAAAGTAGGCGGTCTTGTCCGTAGCGTTGGTTGGGGGCTTTCCAGTTCATCTTATCCAACCAAAAAAGCAGAAACTTTACTTTTTCGGTTAATATCGTAGGTCTGCCTAATCCTTTGCGATGTAGGCTTATTCTTTCGCCTACATTTAGCAAATTGTAAAGGCTGTCTAATGCGAGTAAATCGTATGTTAGAGTATTCATTGTATTAGTTTTTTTCTGTGATTTCTGTTCCGTGATAAAGCAAAGCCCTTTCTTCGTCTATAATTAAATTGCCCCCTGTACATCTCCCAGTTACAAATGCCTTTAAACCTAATACCCTCACTATAATTTTGCTTAGTTTTCGCCAATATCGCCCCTGTGCTGTGTCGGGCTTGCCTCTTTCCTCGTGGCTTACAAAAACAATTAGTTTATTTTGATGCTCTTGTAAAATATTTTTTAAGTCCGTTTTTGTCATCTCATCTCTATAAACTGTTATGTTATCTATAAAGACTATTTTAGGGCAGGTTCGCATTTTTAGCCTTTTTTCTATTTCGCTCCATTCTTCGTATTCGTGAAGTTTAAATCTCTTATTTTTATCTTTAATACCTAATCGTCGCATCACTCCTATAAAATGTTTGCTCACACCTTCTTCTGCCGATATATAAAGGACTTTTTCAAACCTTGTTAAATAATTAGCGAGCATAAGTGCAAATGTTGATTTCCCTTGCTTTTCATCGCCTTGAATAATCCAACCGCCAGTTGTTTCGGGATTATCCATTACATCTTTCCAAATGCCGTCAAAATCAAAGGTTTTAAACTTTTTAGAATAGGCTTGTTTTACACTTATTGTCCTCATTTATGCTATTTGTTTAGTTCTGATTAATGTTTCTAAATATCTAAGGCTTTTAACTTTGTCATCTCTCTTTGTAAAGCATTGTTTTACAACAGCGTTTACCTTAGTTTTATCTTGCATATTAGCAGTTGCAACATCTCGCAAAAGTTTATCGTAAAACTCTATTTTTTGGGTCTTGTCGTCGGGCGTAATTCCACGGAACTCCGCAGAAAATCGGTCAAATATTTCTCTATAACCCACCTTTTCATTATTTATCCCTTTTCTAATTTTAGCCCTTAAACCGTCTGCACCTATCATATACCAGCCACAGTTCCCCGTAGTACCATTAACCAAGCCTTTTACCTCTAAAAATGCAGAATAATCAAAGTCGCCCGCCTCGTCTATACAAATAAATACTTGCCCAAGTGCGTTGATATAGTATTTTAGATTTTCTAATATCTCTGAATAAGTTCCCGTAACACTACAACCCAGCTCCTTTGCTAATGCTTTTATAAATAGTCTTTTAGTCTTGTATTGGCTTGCATCTATATAAAAAGCATTCTTCATTTTCGAGATAAGTATTTTAGAGCAATATGTTTTCCCTATACCGCAGTCGTCCACTAATATCAAGGACTTAGAATACTTTTGGCAGAAGTGAAAATCATCTTTTAACTCTAAATAAACATCCGTTTCAACCGCTTTCCAAGTGTTTTTACCCAGCGTTACTTGTAGTTTCCTGCCTATATTTAACCATTGCGAAGTTGAGAGTAGCCCCTCTATTTCGCCATTTTTCAACCTACTAAATACAGAACCACTAATACCTAAAGTTTTAGCATACGCCTGAGCACTTCCGCCGTAGCGTTCCCTATCTTGTATTATTGCCTGTGCAATTGCTGTTTTTAATTCGTTTGATATTTCCATTTTATTGTGTTTTTTAATTAAAATTAGAGAATAAAGATTTTGATTTTCGACCCGTAGAAGGATATATTGTTGTTTGTTCTTCCGTATTATCATCTATATCATTTATAACTTGGGCTGGTTTATCGTTTGGTGTAAACTGGTTTAGTTCTGGAATTACGAAACTACTGCTTATAACTTTTGAACGGCGGTCTATAACTGTCAGCCTATCAATATCATTCTTACGCTCACGCATAAAGGCATTTACAGTATTTTCGTAGGCACTCATTATTTGTCGGTTAATTTTTCCCGTGTCGTCTAACTCGTGATAGGAACGGCTATAAGTTGGTTTAGGCAGTAATTCGCACAATAGCATATCATCATAGTATATCATTGCTTTTATAGTGTTTCCGTCGTTCCCGTCTAACCAATACACCTCGAAACTTTTGCCCTCTACATATTTCATCAACTTAATTAAATCATCGCCTAATGCTATCTCGCCTCCTAACCCAAGTAAATATTCTGAACTTCTAAATTTTACAATTCCCGCATTACAAGAGGTATTTGTAACCCTACCTAAATAGGGCAATATAGCACGCCAGTTGGTTGGTTTCGTGTCTTTGCATTGCATTTCTGTAAAGACTTGCCAACGGCTTTTACCTTTGTGTCTGCTATGCTCCATATTATTCCACTTTTGTATATCATAAAGCGAGTTCATTATTATTTTTTCCTTTGGTAAAATTATGTCCGCTCCAGCTCCTTTTTGGTTATCTTCTTTCCTTGCAAACGGACGCCCGAGCCAGCCCTCTTTTTCTTTTTCAAATTCATAGCGGATTTTACCAAAGTAGCGTTCAATATGTTTTGCCCTTGCCTTGTTTGCCTCAATTCTTACACGGTCAAACATAGCCCCTTGTTTCAAAAAGGTGTCTTTAAAGCTACTATTCAAAGAACTTTCGCACTCTAATTCCAGAGGTAGATTAAAGCCCCATTCTGTGTAATTCCTTACCATTTGGCGGTAAAACTCCAGAATTAACCCCTCTTTACTTTCGCCATATACCCAAGTTGTCCAAGCCTCAGAACCAAGGTCAATTCCCATATAAAACCACATTCTTTTACTTTTATCGTAGAAAAATGGCGGTTGTCTATCATCAATTGAAACTAATACGCCAGCCTCTTTTACCTTATCTAAAGAATGATAAGGCACAAACCGCTGTAATAATTCTTGTCTGTTTCCGCTTCGTCTTGCTAATGCTCCAATTTTGTACTCCCATTTAGCAAGCCACGCAATAATTGACCCCTCTGATATAGGTTTGAATTTTGCTCTATCGGTATAGTCGTAAATTTCGCCCGTTGTATGATTGATGACCTCTACTTCGCCCGTTAAGAACCCAGCGTATTTGTCCGCAACCTCTGTTCGTGTGGGTTTATGCTCTTGTCCTGCAAACATAGCGTTAAGAAGTTCCATCATCTCATCTGTCATAATTTTAGCGTGCTGATTGTTGAGTTTGTTAGATATTAGACTTCTAAAATTGTAGCCGTTTTCATTGCCTTTTAAAAAGGTTTTAAATACCCTTGAAAAATGCCTTTCGCCAAACATCATCGTATGTCCCTGATTGTGTATTTTGGGGAGTATATCGTTAAAAGTGATTAAATCTTCCCATAGGGATTTAGTTAGTCCTACTTTTTTACCCCCTCTCATACTTAATCTTTGCTCTTTTAACTTTTGTAAAGCGATAAGAACTGAGGCGTTTGTGATGTATTCTTCTATAAATTTTTGTTTTAAAGGCATACCGTCCTCAAACTCGAATGTTGTATAATAAGCTGTTGCCAAAGAACTAATTTCCCAAAAGTTTAACAATGGGTGTTTCATTTTCCTTGTGTCCCCAATAGCCTCTTGGATTTCTTTTGGTAGTGTATCAAAATTGATTAACATTTGACGACCATTACCCCCAGTCTGAACCCGTTTAATACCATAAGGCAAGTCCTTATAACGCCAAATATTTTGCTTGAGACAGTTATAAGTATTGTAATACTTTGGTACAAGTTCGTCTTTTGTTACTACTAATATGTTACCCCAGAGGTGTGGCATTGCTTATTCTTTATATTTTAAAAGTGGTTGAATGTTTTTAATACTTCCGCTCTTGTAGCCTTACGAAGTACTTTTGTTTTATATACCCACCCAAATAGGTAGTAGTCTTTTACCCAAATAGAACCTTTTACATTGCCATAGTAAATCGCTATCCTATTTTTTGTTTTGTAAATTTTTTGGAGAAGCTTTTTCATAATCTTATCGTTTTTTCAGTTCGTCCATGAGTTTTTGTGCTCCGCTGGCAGTGTAAAATTGGCTTTCCAGTATTTTGTTGCCCGTGCTTCGTGCGTAGAGCAATTGGAGCATATAAGTGTCTTTAGTTTCGCCTCGCAGTACCTTTTCTACTTGCCACTCGGTCGTGCGGCATTGCTTGGCTACCAGTTTAATGTCCGTACGCGATAGATGACTCCCCACCTCCGAAAGCATTGCTTTAATCACTTTTTGTTCCGCTTTGGCTTTGGCACGGCTCATCGTTTTTTCATCCGTGCTATAAGTGCCATACTTGCGGATACTCGGTAACACCTCCGAGGTTACCCACTTGCGGAACTTGCGAGCTTCGGGTTTGTTGCTTCTAAGTATTAGAGCGTATAAGCCACTCTCATTGATAAACATAAATTGACGATACTGACCTGATGCGTAAATTTTACGGAGTAGCTTTTCGTCATCATCTAATTTTCTAAGTGCAACTTCGGTATCGGCGTAGCCTAATGAGTTACATACATCTTTAGCGCAAAACCAAGGCTCGCCTGCTTTTGTTTTCATTCTAATTTCCCCAAACTGTGGGTGTGTAATAATGTTGCTCATAATTTATTGATTTATAACATTATTTAATACTGCTTTGGTAACCTCCTCAAGGGCTTTTTTTGCCTTGTAGTAGTCTTTTTTGATGGCTTCGGATGTCGCACTGGTGCGGTCTCCATTGAGTGCCTTGCGTACAGACGACTCTGTAACTCCATAGGCAACAACCAATTCTTTTATAATGCTTTGGTTATACTTATATTTTTTATTCTTACTTTTGTCCATTGTCCTTTTAGTGTTATTTGATGAGACAAAGGTAATACAGAATTTCTGAAATAAACAAATTATTTTACAGAAATTTTGAAATAAAATTTTTTATCATGAGTAAATACATTATAAATCAAAGGTTTATAGATTGCATAAATTTTATTTTAGATACAAAAAAAGCTCCATCCAAATCTTTTTTAGCAGAAAAATTTAGTATTTCCAACTCTAAATTTTCAGAAATACTGAAAGAAAGAATGAATGTAGGAGTGGAATTATTGTCAGTATTAACAAATGAGTTTTCAATATCTCCAGAATGGCTCCTTACAGGAAAGGGCGAAATGCTCAAGCAACCGCAAGGCTATACCACAGAAGAAAACCCACCGCAAGTAGTAGCAGAGGGGCAATCTAATTCTACTAAAGTAATAGATAACTCTCATTTAAACGGACAAATAAGTTTTTTACAAAAAGAAATAGAGTATTTGCAAGATAAAATTTCGTTACTTCAAGAAAATAAAACACTTATAGAAGAAAAGGTAAAAAAAACCGAAGCAGAAAACCAACAACTCCAAGAGCAAATCTCTCATTTAAAACGAGAGAACTCTGCCATTAAAAGCAAGCCACAAGATAGAGCAACGGGATAATGTCTGGATAATATGGGTGAAAATGTAACGAAATATACCAAGTTATGCATTCTAAATTGCGTGTGTGCAAACTTTTTATAGTGATTTAGTCATAAATCATTGATAATTAATGTATTTTTATTTTATCAAAATGCACTAAAGGGGGTTGAACTTGTAAAAATAGGCTCTTTTTTGTGTTTAATTTGCGTTTAACCCCCTTTCAATTAGTTATCAAATTAAAACTTTTGTAACCCCAACTGTAACCCCAACTGTAACCCCAACTATTTTTTTGATAGATTTTTAATTTTTTTTGGCGTCATATTAAATCAAAAAAAGCACCCTAAAAATAGAGTGCTTTTTATTTGTTCTTTTACTATGCAAAATCCTTTATTTAAGCGTTTCTAACGCTTTTTATGCGTTATCATATATAATTGCAATATAAATCATTTTAATAGGCTTTTTTAGGGGTTCAAAAACCAAATTAAAACGCAATTAAACTCAATTAAATGTATATTTCGTTTATTTCTAAATTTTGGGCTTTTTTCGCCTTAACCCCTTTATTTTCGGGCTTTTTCGGGCTTTTTTATTCTATTGTATTTTAGATATTATGTTTTAATGGGGATATAAGTAAAAATATGAAAACAATTTTAAAATTTTCAGCCCTTTTTCTTAGCATCATACTATTTGCTCAAGAAAAAACTTATACACAAAAGATGGACAGTCTTATGATGTATGTAGATAAAAACCAAATGACTACACCTATTCTCTATGACCGGGTATTTTCTTTTTCAGACCTAAATACATCGGTGCCAAGTAGTATCTCCTACGATTATTTTCTCCAGTCGTGGAGCGAGATGTACCGCGCCAGTTATCAGCCTAATTTTGTTTCTCCTGATCATCTTCAAGAATATGCTATAAACAGTTTACAAAACAATCAAGTACAGATAGGGGTGATTAATCTAAAATACAATTACATTGATTTTGGTACAGATGAAGATCCAAACTTGGTTTTTGAGGAAGGCTATTTTAGAAATGTACCAGGTAAAAATCCATTTAAAGAAGCTCAGATCTGTTTAGTAAGCCCCTTAGTGTCAGAAATCACAAATGCTCAAGTAAACTATGTGCTCACGAACAATTCCATAGCGCAAGACCCTACTCTATCTCCCATTGAAAGTATAGAACTAAACTTAGGTGACGGGGTAATACGGAATTTAAACCTCAACTCACAACTCTCTGTAGCCCAAGCTCAAAAATTGGTGGTAAATTATACCTCTGGGGGCAGCAAAAATCTCTCTTTCAAATTAAAATTTGCAGACGGAACCAGCAGAACATTTCATAAAAGTATAGAGGTAAAACTTGAAGATAAGCGCGTGGCTGCCAGTACCAATAGCAGACTTTATGCTGAGGCAGAAGATTTTATAGGGAATAGGGGGATCACACAAACCACACCATTTAGAGGCTATAATGAGTCTGTTGCCAAATCTGGAACATTAGAGTACAGAACCTATTACAATAGAATATCTAACTCAGGATATACACCTGGAACTAATGGAAGTTTAGGATTTTTTTCAAAACAACCCCAACTTAGAAAGCCTGTGATTATCTTAGATGGGTATGATCCTGGTGATGGTAGAAAATTAGATGCACTCTATAAGCAGATGAACTACTATATTAATGATATAAAGAATAAATCAAGTGAACGAAACCTCATTAACGAACTTCAAAACAAAGGCTTTGATGTTACTCTGGTCAATTTCCCTAATGGCGCAGATTTTATAGAACGAAATGCGATGGCAGTAGTAGAGCTTCTTAAAAGAGAAAATGATAAACTAAAACAAAACGGAAGCTCAGAAAAAATTATACTAATAGGTCCCAGTATGGGAGGGCTTATTTCTAGATATGCCTTAGCCTATATGGAGAAAAATAATATTCCCCACAATACAAGGCTATGGGTAAGTTTTAATAGCCCTCACCATGGGGCTAACATTCCACTTTCAGCACAGACCAATTTATTCTTCTTTGGAACCATAGGAGGCTCAGAACAAGCAGCTAATAAATTTAGAGAAAACTTCTTCTCTCCAGCTGCACGGCAGATGCTTATTGAGCAGCTTGATGGCTATCCTAATCCCACCTCTCTTTCAAGTAATTCAGGAAGAAACAACAATCATCCTTTTCGTAAACAATTTTTACAAAACCTAACCAACAATGGCATACCAGGTTCAAATGGATTTCCCACACAGACAAGGAATATAGCCATTGCCAACGGAACTACCACAGGGCAAAAAACAAATTCAGAAGCGCAAACACTATTAGAAATGGCAGGCTTTGGACCATTTAAATTAAAAGCAGTAGTTTTAGTTGACAACGCTTTGCCAGCCTCTAATACTTCTGCACTTAATTTTGAAGGCAAATTTACAAAAATAGTGAAATGTCGCGTTCCACTTACAGGAATGACTTTTACTTGTGGGATAAACATTATTAATGTAAGACGGTGGACGGACAACCCTAACCCCAGAGGCTCTATGGATGTAGTACAAGGGGGAACATTCAACACCCAAGGAATTTTAAAAGATGAATTTGACCCTGTATTAAGAAGCAGTTTAAAAAGAGTAGAGTGGAGAGGGTACAGACCCAATCATGCATTCATCCCCACAGTCAGTTCTTTAGCCTTTAAAAACCCAAATTTTGATTGGAATACTGACATCAATAGAAACCTACTCTGCAATCGGGAAATCCCTTTTGATGCCTATTTTGTTGCAAAAACAAATGAGGAGCATGTATTCGTATCAAATGAATTAGTAGATTGGCTTATGAAAGAAATAGAAGGAAATTACCAAGCTCCTAATCTTGATTTATCTAATATAGTTTTATCACCTACAAAAACTATATTATGAAGTCATTTAAACTTTTTAAGGGCTATGACTATAAATGCTAAATAATTAAATCCTAGCCAACTAGCCACTGTTGTGTCAAATCTATTGAGTAAAGACCTATAACTATCCAACCAACCATTGGTTCTTTCTATTTTGTACCTTTCTTCGTAGAGAAGAGGGTCAAAATATTCATCCCTATCAGAAGTATCGTTGTTTCTTTTATTAAAGCAAATATTACCTTGTATATCTTTCTTGTTACAAGAACAACGAAACTCTTTAGAGTCAAAA